GTCAATATCACCATACACGCCACGAATTCTATCTCTCATGGCGGCAAGGTCTTTAATATCTGCGTCATACGCCGCTACTAATGCAAGGCGCTCTTTTTCAGTTTTGGCATTATCTAAAGCGGTTTTGTGCCACGTTTCTATTTCTTTAAAAGCATCGGTCATTCCAACATCGCCAAACTTTTTGGTAAGCTCTAAGTCGGCGGCAGTCTGTCGAAGATACATACGCCCCAAGTCTTCAATATTGTTATCCATGAATTTCTCTACCATATTATCTGGTATCTGAAATACACGAGACTTTAGCGGCCCCCTTAGACCACTAGCACCATTGAGACCTCCAGACTTTGAACCTTCACCCATTTTCCAATCATAGGGAAGTTTGCCATCTGGCGTACCCATAATCCTCTGGGCTATCTGTCTAGCGATATCTTCATAGTCAAAATCTTCAAGCTCTTTAGCTTCTTTAAACTCTGCCTTATCAATAATAGCTTGTAGCTTTGTTCGTTCGGCTCCAGTTGCGTCAACAATCTTTATTCTTGCATCTTGGGCTTTAGCAAATAGATTTAGGTCTTCGTCTTTTAACCACCTAGACACTACTTTTACAAAGTCTGGAAGCTCTGCCGCCACTTTGTTTTTGTTCCATCTGCGGTTTAAATAATTAACAGCGGTAGTAACATCAACGTCTTCAGGCAACAACTTAGTTTCAATCAACTCATTTTTAATAGGATCGTACAATTCTTTTTGCCAAGCCTTAGCTGCCGCCTCAACTTCTGGAATATCGTGACGACCCTCGCGTATGGCTGTAGAAACCGCCTCATTGAACTGCAAGCGCTTCATAGTACCTTTGCCCTTGTTGCGCTTCCTGTACGCCCTAAACGCGTCTGTATGCGACTGCAAGGCGGCATTGTAGTAGCCATCTTTAATCTTTGTTAAGCTCTCTGCCGCAGTCATAGATGGCCCGTCCATCTTGTATGGATTCTCAGCCAACATATTAGCAATTCGTCTTGTCTCTGGATTTGCGCTAGTAAGGGTTCTTGATAGCGGATCAAAGCCCAAAGCCTTAGCTAAAAACTTTCCAGTTTTCCCAGATACCTGCTGACCATTTGCTACTTGAGCAGCGCCCACGCTTAACTGCTCTGGAGTTATGCCCTCTGCCTCTGCTTCTGCTTTTATTTTTTCAGATTGAAAATCAAAAACAGTATCTTCGCCTCTAGCAATCTTTGGCTCCACATTCATAGAGCGTTCGATTTCTTCTAGTTGCGATTTGTTAATGTATCGGTTTAGTTGATTTGCCCCTACACCAATGGCGCTACCAAGTAAAAACGATGCGCCAACATTGATAGCAGACTCACCTATGGTGCGCTCTAATTGTGTAGCGTGCAGTGCCGCCTCTGTAACCGCAGAACTAGCAGAAGAAATAGAGCCAGTAATAATACCAGCGCTTAAAATAGAGTTGCCTGCCTTGTAGGTTTTAGCAACCGCGCCACCTATAGGGATTAGGTTAATTGGGTCAGCAATAGCTACGCCAGCACCAATTACAAACGACATAGCGCCGCCCTTTCGGATAGTTTCTCTATCTGCCTTTTCTTTAGCAGATTGTCTACGCAAAGCATCTATCTCATCGACTGTATCGGCAAGAGCAGCATTGCTAACAAAAACGTCGTCTAGCGCTTCTTCTTCAGTAAGATAGTCAAATGGATTAAATGAGCGATCATCAACCCGTTTAGGCAACCCTTCTTCTTGGGCTAAAAACGAGCCTATTGTGTTTTCCTGTCTCCATAAAGCAGATGCAAGCTCAGACACCGTAGGCTTGTCTGGCTCGGTTTCAGCTAGGTTAACCAGTTTATTTTTTAAAACTGCGTCTTCTGGAGAAGAAACAAAAGGCATTATTGGTTTTCCTCACGAATTTTTCGTCTTAACCTTTCTTCTTCTTTGCGTCTCTTTTCGGTTGACTCTTGAAGGGCGGCACGCTGAGACTTGCCTTTCTTCGATATCACCTCGCCAACCTGACTAATAAGACCTAATGCCGCACGCTGTGGCGTTGTTGCCATAACAAGACCCCTTTCAACTAGGTCTGCATAGTCTTCATAAACGGTAACATCTTTGTATATTTCAGATGCTGGTTTTACCTTGGTTCGAACGCGCTCTGGTTTAACGCCTGTTTCTTCTTCAATAATTCTATCAATTCGAGATTGCTCTAGCTTTTGTTGCGCAGGGGTTAAGGCTCTTTTTTCCTCTATCCTTGCTCTAGCTTCTTCTAACTTTCTTTGTCTTGCCGCATCAACATCTGGCATAAAATATTCATTAGTAGTTTGAATGATTCCATTCTCATCTATAAATGATATTTTGTACATCGGCTTGCCTTCAGATGCAGTTCTGGCAGTTACATCGTCGCTTAACAGCATGATGCTATCTGGGTCAATGTCCCCATAAATATCCGAGCCTTGAGACAAGCCAGCTATTATTTCTTCTCTCATGTACTCAATGTCACCGCTAATAGCGTAATACTGCTCTGGCGGGTACATCATTGGCCCAAATGCAGAGTCAGAATAATTGGTATTCAAGAATTTTTCGGCTTGCTCTTGAGCGGTATCTTTATCTGCGCCATTTGTAAAATACGCTTCAAACACGGTTTGATACTGCTGGACTGCCAGCCCCATAGATATAGGGCTAACGTCACCCACGATATCTTTTGTCCACTGGCTATATTTTTCTGGATACTTTTCTTTTTTAATTTCAGCTTGTCTTTGGCTAATTCGTGCTTGATCCATTTCGCCACCAAGGTACTGCTTGCTAAGGTCATACGCCTTTTCTGGCGACATAACACTCATTAAACGAACCATGTTAGTGGCAAAGATTTTGGCCGACGGAGGAACCATTGCGTCAAACATTCCAGGAATTTCATCAACCCGATCAACAAGCATAGCTGCTTCAGTAATTAATGCTGGGTCTCCAGACGATATAAACTGGTTTACCTGCCTCTTAATTTTGCTTGGAACCATACGTGTAGCGCTAATGTAATTAGCTTGCACAAGTGACTTGTTTTCTACGCCTTCTAACTGCGGCTCTAATATGTCTTCGTAGTATTCATCAATACCTTTTTGCTCAACTACAACGCTAGAGTCTCCCTTAATCCTATCGGAAACATCTAGTATTCGACGATTCTTGTCTAGCGTTTTGCCTTGATTAGAGTAAACCCTATTAATGATAGACGTTCTTTCATCGCCAGTAATATCTTCGTTTTTAAATAAACGGTTAGCGTCTGCGATAATTTCATCGCCTGGTCGAAGGTTGTTTGCTGCCGCAATCTCTAGGTTAGATACTTCTAACGCAATTTCAGAGCTTCTTTGAGATGCCTCTTTTGCAACCGCTATACGAACATCATTAACTCGAACATCAATCTTTTGCTCTAACGCGCGCTTTTCATCTGGAGTTAAGTCTTCAAAAAAATCTAGCTCCCTTAGATCAGATAGGAACTTTTCACCTTTAGCAAGTCTTGTTGTTAAGGCCTCATCTTCATTAAAAACTATTCGGTCAATTTCACCCAAATAAATTTCTTCTGCAACATTCTTGCTCAAATTATCTAGGCGAGTCTTAGCTTCCGCTGGATCAACAAATGCCCCAACTTCTTCTATTCTTTTGTATAGCCTAGCCTCTAGCGCCTGTTGCTTCTCGGTATCATTGTTTCTAGCGGCATAAAGAATTTCATTCTCTAGCGAATCTAACTCAGACCGAACATCAGTTAAATTTTTCTGAAAAGTGCGATCAACAAAAGACTTTTTTAAGTCTCTTTCACGAAAGTAAATGTCTTGCTCTAACTGAGGCAGTATTTCTGCCTGTATTTCTGGTGGAAGCCCTTTGATTAAGCCAACTTGATACGCATCTGCTTTTTCTTTGTATGCCGCTGGATCATCTTTAAACTCAACAGCAAGCTCATCTAGCCGTCGCTTTGCATCTAAAGCAATGCCAGACTTATAAGAATTAATTGCGGACTCATTAAATGCTTGCCCGTAATAAGTAGTATCTTCTTGTAGCTCTGGCGCAATGATATTTCCTTCTTCATCGCGCTCAACTTTAGCACCAGCTAAAGCACCTGCCTTAGACGCCTTATCTGCTCGCTCCTGTAATGCAACCTGCCCAAACTGCGAAGCCGCTTCGCCAACTTGATCGGCAAGACCTGCAAGTGCCTGAAAGCGTTTGGCAGTAGAAAAGTCTGGGCCTGTTGCCTCAAATCGACCGTAATAATCTATTTTCTTAATTGCCATTAATTATTCCTTAGCAGGAGTTTGACTTTGCACATAGCCCTGATATGCGCCAGCAATTTGTGTTCCAGTCTGCAACAATGTTGATGCTGCCTGTAGCTTTCCTGTTCGTGCCGCCTCAGAGCCTTGCCGTCGCAACTGTGCTTGTCTTAATTTGTCAGTAAGGCTAATAGCCCCCTCACTTATTCCAACTTGTTTAGCGCTTGCTAGGGCTATGCTTGCTGGAGTGCCTTCACCTGCAAGACCAGACTGCCCCATGCCAACCATGTTAGACGCGAGCGCTCGGTTTAGCTCTTGTCGTCTTTGTAACTCACGGCTTTGTGCCGCCAGCTTCTCTTGCTCGGCTTGACGTTTAAGCTCATCTTCTTGCACCCTACCAGAAATATAAGAAGCCCTAGCAGATACACTGCCAGATGCCGCAGCCAAAATTGCAAATATAGTAAACGGGTCCATTAGCTTGACTCCACCTCGTATTCAATCGCCTGGATATGGAAAGGCGTTGGGTCTGGTACACTGATTGTTGGCATAACGTCTCGATTCCAACCATTAACATCATATACGTCTGCTATTATGCCACTTAATGCTGTAGGGGCGCTATCTAAGGGCGTGGTTGGCGCAGAGCCAAACGTTCTGATCGGAACAGGGTTGCCGTCCACATGAACGCCATACGTCTCATAGACGCGCATATTCACTCGTATGATGCGCTTCAATCTCATCGCATTTTGCCCAGAACCCATATTCGTATTTAATGGCATTGGTACTAATTCTGGTACAAAGTTTAAGCCCAATTCAATTTGAGAATAACCGATCTCGTTAGCGTCTAATTCAATCTGACCACTCGCTACGGTTTTTGGACTAAGCACAATTCCATCACCGACAATCTGTACGGTCTCGCCCTCTAAATGGCTAAGACCTGTTATAACTGTTTGGGTAGGTGTTGGGCTTACTTTAATAGACGAGTCCATTAGATAAGAGAAATCCCAGCGCTCAACATACGATACGGTAGAGCCGTCAATCTCTCTTTCATTAACTACATAGAATTCATCATCAACAACAGCGCCAGACTTCAATGATCCACTGGTAGTCCATTCTGTATAGCCGTTAATATCCTGAGAGCGCAAAGTATTTAGGATTGCCGCCCCGCCATCACTGTTAATGATGAATAGCCAGTTAGAATCTTCACTTTGAGTACCCGTTAACAAAGCTAGACCAATAGGCTGCTTGATTAGGTTAGACGCTAGAACGGACTTATCCTGCGTTGTATAGGCATCCTCATTGAATGAGTAGATAAAGTCTCTTAATGTCTTGCCGTTGCGGTCGATAAATAGGGTAGAACCGTCCACTTCCTGTACTTCAATGTTAGATGCACCGTGTGAAGTCTGTGGGGTAATCGCTACCGTACTTGGTGTTAATGGCTTAACTGTTACCGCAAACTCAGCGCCAGAAGTAAAGATTTGCAAAGTCCTGCCAGGGAATACATCAACAATGTCATTCAGCTTTCTTGACGAGATCGTTGCAAAGATTCCTTCATCGTCATCGCCATCATCAATATCAAAGTCAAAGAACGAACCCGTCTTACTAGCAAACAGGCTTTGTCTCTTAGACTTAGTGCCGCCAATAACTAGCCGACTCTCATAGAAACACGCAGTCTTAGGCCAGCCTCTAGTAGCAGACCATACGTCCTCTTTCCTTGGTGAGCCGCTTGCAGTCTTAACAAAGCCAACCGTCTTACTAGCCGTTCCACTGGTCGCAAATCCCGAATAAAGCTCAAAGTCTTTAGCTGACTCACCGCCTACGGTAATATCATACACACCCGCAGAAACATAGGAAACACTAACGCCTGTATCGCCCATAACAGGCATTTCTTGAATGTTCTTCTGTATGTTAAATACAGTTGACTCTCTCTGATCTGCGTTAGCGTCACCAGCAAAAGTAATGTTCTTAGATAACACGCCCTCAATGTCCACCTGAAACGTATCGCCAGCCACAAAAGACGTTAGCGTCATTCTTTGTACGTCATTGACGGGGGTGGGGCTTAGGGCATCGTTATAATCAAACTGCGGGACGTTTACGAAAGGTGCAAGGTCTAAGAACCAATCGGAGTCAGTGCCTAAGTTAACTAATCGACTAGGCGCGTAGTCCTCTTGAAACAACAGCATGACGTTCTCAACCTGAGTATCTCGAACATCTGGAATGGCAGCAGACTGCATTGCCATCTTAACATCAGCTACATAAGTATCTGGTGTTCTAATAATCCGAACGTTCTTGTCTGTTAAGATCAATAAATAATGTCGATCAGATTCTACGGAGAAGTCTAACAGCTTGACGTTAGATGCCGTTGCAGACTCATTAAATAGGTTAAAGTCAGATAATGTGACCTTAGCAGTACCTAAGTCTGTGGCGGTTGTTTTGACGATTCGCCAGTATCTTTTGGTGACTCCTGCCTTGAATCGGAAGTCTTGTGCGCTCGGCCCAAGCAAAGGGATATCAACGAGCTTTGTCCAAGCCGACCCATCGTCAGAGTGTTCGATATCAAACTCATCAGATGTACCAGACGTAAGTAGTATGCCCCTAACATCAACCACTTCAATATATTCTGCGCTGCCCAAATCCATTTGCGCCACAATATACGGGTTTGTCGTACTAATATTCGTTGTCGTGCTCGTAGACGTAGCGTCATCTTCATCGTCAATGTCTCCAGGTGTGCCCCCGTTAGGCATTGTCATAGTGCCTGTAAGACGCTCTAAGACGTTTAACGCTTGGTCTATATACTGAGTGCCAGCCCTACGCTTCATGCCGCCCTGTGGGACGATAACAAGGTTCTTAGCAACCTCTGCGCCTTGGTAGTATTGGTCGATATCTACCCGACCTTTTAATAAAGGGGATAGAGCGCCACTAACTAGGCTGGTTTGAAAGAATCTTGACTTAGCCATCAGACCTCCATAAAGGTCAAATTCATCGAGAAAATGTCCACAACTAGAGAAGTTGTGCCATCTCCCTTAATCATTACATGAAACTCATCGCCCGTATTAATCTGAAATATGCCGTTAGATGAAGCAGAGCCACGCTTATTGGCAGACGTAAACGACCGCACAATAGACTGAGGGCTAATAACGTCATTGATAGATAGGGCTATGGTTACGTCAGCAACCTTTTGTGAACTCATATCAACCGAACCAACAAACTGGAATAATCCACCAACACCAGTATAAGTCAGAGTATTATCGGCTAGAGTAAAGTCTCGCGCTGAACCAAGCGCCATGTTAGGTACTTCAGTATACGTTACACCATCGTCATTCAGAGGCAAAACTGTCTCTGTGCTCAAGTAGTAGTAAGCATACTCTCGGTCTAAAAAAGACGTTTTTGCGACCACCACGCTGTTTTTAGATACCGCTGTGACCTTGGCTGTGTAAACCTCAACCGAATTATTAACAATGATTAGGTCTTTAACCTGTAGCTTTGTGTACGCTTCGTTAAAATAGCCAGCGCCTAAAACTACTGTACGTTCATCCAGTGTTTCGTAAGTATAGATTCTGGGTGCGGGTGAGCTACCGCCAACGTGGGAAAAGCTCTCGTTATCAAACATCAGAACCTCACATTAGTGAACGGGTTAGACGTAATCGGAACCTGTGGATATTGTTGTGAGTCAGTGTATCGAGCCATGCGTGACTGATTAATGTACTCGTTAGTCATTGTCTGACGCGCTGAATCGCTGTCTCGGATAGATGCGGCAAAGTCCCTAGCTAGGGCATACTCAATCATCTTAGAGAAGTATACAGGCCATTCAGACTCTGGTGCGTTGTATATGTAATCAGCGTACAAAGCACTTGAAGTGTCCGTGTAAACCTTGTCACCGTACAGTTGATAACTTGTATTGGGGTACAGCTTGATAAGAAAAAGCATATCAGTAGGTAATTGATATATGCTGCGCCACTCATCGTCCACTGGGGTTTCAGTTGTTAGGGATAACTGCGCCTTTTTCTTGGCAAAGCCCCAACGATGTTTAGTCAATTCATTCTGCACGATATTGTCGTACAGGTTCGATGCCACTTGTTGCGCGCGAGTGCCACCAGTAAGGGAGTTAATAGGAGTGTCTCCAATTAGAATGAGAGCATTACTAATTAGGTCTATCTTAGAAGCCATAACTCACCTTTAGAATAGATGGGGGCCGAAGCCCCCGATTGTGCTTATACGTTGCCTACAGCCGTACCAGAAGCCAAGTCAACTACACCAGCGCTATTAGAAATAACGAAGGATACAGTGACAGCAGGTGCGTCAGTATCAACAATCAGAACTACGTCACCAACGGTAAGCTCGGCGCTTGCGTTGTTGAAGAAGCCAGAACCAGCAACAGTTGCAGGTGCTTCAGTAGATGAGTAAACCCATACAGCGTTTGCATCACCAGAACCACCAATGCGTGAAAGACCGTCTCTTGAAAATGCCATGATTTAGTCTCCTTTACGCTGTGCGATCATATTGAACTTTAACCAAACCACCCTCGTCGCGTACGACAGAGCCAGCCTTCAGCATACCATTGGTAAGCCATGCGGTTCGCTCGGGAATCCAGTTAATTTCGGTTTTCATGTCAATGCCGATAGCAAGGCCAACAGCGGGACGCTGGAAGAACCAAGAGTCAACAATGTCTGCAGCTACAGTCAAACCGCCTTCGTTTCGTGTCTCAATGACAATGAAGTTAAATCCACACAGAGTGTTGATCTCTCCAGAAACAAGAGCTTTGATTGCCTGATAGTCAGCAGAAGTTGCCTTCTCGTCGTTCAACAAGCCACCCAAACCATTCGCGTCAATAGCCGCAAACAGTTCAGTGTTAGGTACACCTTGGTCACGGAGTGCTACTTGAGCCTCAATAACTTTAGCCATAGTGAGGTTAGTGCCGCCCTCTGGAATAGCAGTAGTTAATGGGGTAGAAGCGTCCATTGCATCAATAACGAGTTGGTCAGAACGACGACCAAGAGCGCCTGCGATAGTGCTTGCAAGCTCCTGCTTCTCGTCAAAGTTGACTTCAGCAGCGTCAAAGATGTCAGTGTACTCGGGCGCGTTCCAGTTGCTAAGAGTAGCAGTCTTGAACTCGTGCCCTACGTCCATTGGGGTCACTAAGTCAGAAGTTGACTTCTGGTTAGCAAGACCTTTGCCCATACGGCGGAATTTGTAGGTATCGCCTACAACGTTATTACGGACGGTTACTGCGCCTTTCAGTAGGCCCATGCCCTGATAGGCATGCTTGACCATACTGTCAAACTCAATTACCGCTACAGCTGATAAATTTTTACTCATGTGATAACCCTCAAAACGAGTAATTAATAAAAGTTTTGTAGGCTTTCGACTGAGTGCCCGACAGATTCGGTCAGTCTACAACCTTAATAATCTGCCAGGCCTCAAAGGGGTATCCGACTACACTATAATAACACTTGGTTATAAGAAATCAAATTAACCAAACGTTTGTGTATAAGGACGATCTCCACCAAACTCTTTCATCATGCGTTGAATCTTAGCTTCATGGTTCCGATCAACCGAACGAAGTAGGTTTCCGTTCTGATCTTTCTTGTACATTTCAGCTTCGATTGCTTCCCATGTGATACCGCCTGGCTCAACTACGCCATCAATCGGCAGTTTAGCGGGAGCAGTAGCGCCAATCAGAGCCTCAACCAATTCAACCGCCTCAGCGCTGTTTACACCGTACCGAACGCGCTCATAGGTCTCTGGGTCTAGGTTATTCTTCATGAACTGCTCAACAGTCTTAATGCGCTGCTGTCCATTGTCGCCAAGTTTAGCCAGTTCGGTTTCTACAGAAACTTCCTCGACCGCTTGTGACTGTGCAACCAACAAATCCCACGCACGATTAAATGCGTCTTGTGACATATTGGTTTCTTCAGCAAACGTCTTTAGCTCAGAGAGTAGCTCGTCGCCATCCTCTACGCCCTCGGGTATAGAGTAACCCTCTTTAGGCGCACCTTTAAAGCCACCAAAGCGCTTCTCTAGCTCTGTATACGCCTTGGCTTGGTCTGCTATTGATTTATATTTGTCAGCCTTAAACCACTCTGGGGTTTCCCCTGAGCCTTTAATGCCTTCAGTTAAAAAGTATTCACCCTCTGACAACGTAGGGCTTGATTCATCTAACAAAGACTCCCCGCCTTGCAGGGTATCGTCTATGACGGCCTGATCTTCCATAACTCTATCTCCAAGGATATTGAATAACAGCCCTTTTCGGACTGACCTGCTGGTGTTTCAACAGGATTTCCATGATTCGACGCTCACCATTCAATAAAGCCAAATCGTTAACGTCGATCCAATCTAAATGCTTATCGCCTTGATAACAGCGAAACGCACGAAACTTGTGGATATATTGGAACTTATCGAACTTGTACTGCTCTGCAATCTTATCTAGCCATTCAAACTTGAACTTTGACGATATCAACCAATCTTTCTCATCGCAGATCAAAGTGTATTTAGGCTGAACAGCCCTCGGCTTTCTCTTAGTCTCGGTCATAACTCCTCCGCTTGCCTTACTAAATGCAGGATAAACTTAACTACACCACCCTCACCATTGTGATAGGCCGCTTCATAGTTGATATTCTGCGAACTCAGTGGGGTATTGTTGTCGATTAAGAACCTGCGACTTAAATCCTCAATAACTTTAAACCCGTCATCAGTAGAAAAACAGCGATGATAAGCCTTGGCTAACTCGACTTGTTTTTCTCTGATCTGGGCTTTGCTCTTATTTGCTTTTTCTTGGTCTATCTCTAAATTTTCCCAACTCATTCAACCGCCCGTAATTGTGGTTGTTGTTGCATCTGTGCAGCTTCCGCGCCTGCTTGGATGATCTGCTGTTTCTCAGAGTCAGATCGTACCAACTCACTAGACATACCCGTCTTTTCAGCCGCCCATGTACCAAAGTTTTCAGTCTTAAACGCCATCATTACCTGCTCTGGACCTGCTGTCTGGAGTACAAACTGCACCGCCTGCTGTACTGCAAGTAAGTCCTCGGCATCCTGCGCCCTAGCCAGTGGAGAAGTGAACTTCACGTCTACATCTACGCCATCTAATTGGATAGGTGTAATCAATCCTCGACGCGTTAGAATAGCAACGCAACGCTTCAGAACTGGCATTAGGACTTCAGTCTGTAATCGACCGAATGCTGAACCGATACGCTTGGCTAACTCTCTCGACTCAATGGCTATTTCAGTGGCAGATCGTACAGGGCCAGTAGGGTCACGCAGATCATTGAACAACGCCACCTTGATCGCGTTTTGTAGCTCGCTAATCTCGAACTGCGCTAGCTGTAAATTGCTCGAAGTGTCTAAACGTTGTATAGACGGATTGCTTGTGTTGTTAGAACCTACAGGGATAACGATACCTGGGGCAATTGTTAGGTTATATGGGTTGGTCACACCGTCATCAGTAGCGGTGTACATACCCGCCAGGTCAATAGCCGCCTTCTGGAGTACAAACTCCTTCGCTTTATTCAGCGATCGAACATCGGGTAAGGTCTGCATAGCAGGGCCACGACCTCGAACCTCGCCTGCTACCTTGGTGTATCGACCAGTAACCCAAGGCGAAGTATCTCCGAAGTCCTCGAACCATGATATCTGTGCCTCTTTCTTTACCCATACCATGCCGTAATACTTCTTAGTCTTAGGGCAGTAAACAACGCCTTCTGATATCTCAACCTCTTGGTCTGGCTGGTTCTCGATAATGTTCCGAGTTGTCGATGATGGCTCAAAGCCTCGCCACATTCTTTCCAATAGACGCGCCTTAACCTTCATTCGTCGCCAGTGAGTCTCTATCGTGCCGTATGGCCCTTCTTCAAACGCGATTCCCTTCTGTGGGATGGCATGAAACACAAACGGCATTGTATCGTCGTCAGTTTCATCTATCCGTAAAGTCGCAGTACCCACCAATAAATCAAGGGCGGCCTCATAAAACTGAGTGCCGAAGTTTGATCGGTTGATATAGTCAAAGACAATACTGGCCTGAGTCTCTAGGTTCTCTCTGATATCCTGCTCTGACACGCCAAAGTCACCAGATTCTAAAGCCCTTAATACCTGCTCACTAGGCTGGAATGTAGCCCAACGCGCCCAGATAGGTGCAATGCTTTCCTGTAACTTGCTTGCGCCCTGCTGGATAGCAGTCAGAGAAGTGGAATCGAATATGCGATCCATCTTTTTCTGACCTTTATCCTCTCGGTCGAATAGGTTTCTTTGTGGCAGGAAATACTCGTAAACATCTGACAATTGAGTGTGCCACATAGCCTCCGAATCGAAAGCCTTTGCCTCTCGCGTCACCATGTCATTGAGCGAGCCTAAGTGAGAAGGTAATTGCATATCAGCCTCCTAGCGCTGTTGACTGCCTGGCATACCTGATCGAGAAGTATTAGCGCCACTGGTGAGACCTCGGAGAGTGCTACCCATGCCACCATAACCGCCAGCCGTTCTTACTGTACCGCCACCCATGCCGCCCATCATACCGCCAACAAGTGACCGACCAGCAGAGCCACCAAGCCCAGCAGCACGACCACGGCCTGCCGCTTCTTCACGGCTTCGAGGTGCGCCACCTAATAGGCTAACGGTTCCACGCTTACCGCGAGCCAGAGCGCGAAAGCGATCTTCTTGCTCCTCGATCTCTTTATCTAGCATGATAGTTTGACGACGTTCTACAGCGACTTCCTGCGCTGTCTTCTTTGGAGCTTTAGGCTTTTTCATGTAATAACCTCACATAGAGTTGATAAGGTGTCAGAATCAACGGGTTATTGATTCCTAGTATTTGTTTAACGTGTCCCACGCAAGTATTCAGCATGATCGGACTACGCTTGCATTCTTTCATCTGTGCCTTAATGACAATCACGTCATCTAGTGTAAACGGTTTATCATCTACTGTAAAAATATCCAGTGAACCAACAGTCTTGCCGTACACTATCCAGCGCCCACGGTCGGGAATAACTACGTAACAATGACGCCAGAATGGTTGCAGGAATCGAGACCACCAATGCCCATCATCGTCACAGAATACAACGTACACTTCAGAAGACACTGAAAGCCACCTTGGCGGTTGTAGGACGATGAAAGCCCTGCGCCCTAGTCAATGCCTGTCTTCCTTCACCTTCGCCCTGTAGCGCGTATTCAAGAGCCTCTACGGGGTGTGAGTATTCGTTCTTATCGGGTTCATCAGTGTATCGATCACCTGAGACTTGGATACGTCGATAACAGAAACCACCTTGTAAGCCCTTGCGTATCATCTTAGCTTTACTCAATAGCTGAAACCTTGGCTTACCATCCATACAGTTTTCTTTCATCGGCAGTTCAAGGGCAGCCCTTCGCATTGCAGGATCGTTAGTGCTAGTCGGTGAGCATGGAATGCCTGCCGCCCTTATAATCTTGAATGGTGTGTCTGCATTCGCCTGGTTCTTGTTGTCACCCGATGGATCGCCCCAGCCCTTAAACTTGTGATCGGGGTAGTTAGCGTCGATATATCGTTTGAGTTGTGGTGCAAAGTCCACCGCCCCGCTATCCGTTAAACAGAATTCATCGAAGCACACCCATCTACCCATTGACGTACGCTGTAGGAATGCACACGCAGGGGTTCGCCCAAAGTCAAAGCCTAGAATTATCGGGATATCCTTTGATGGCTCGAAGTGATCTTGCGAACAGTGTACCGAATCAACGTACATCGGATGCACTGGCTTACCAGATGAAACGAACCCGTATTCATTGGCTAGGTTTACCTTGATCCAATCGTCAGTCTTACCTTGCAAGCCTCGTGAGTAGTAAGCCGTTGGCAGGTTGGTTAGGTTCTCAGCGTTGGGATTGACTGCCCATGACTCACCGTCTTTATAGACTCCACCTGGTTGACGATGGAAAGCCCAGCCTTCGGGGCGTTCTTCTTCTGCCAGCTTGTAGTACCAATGGTCTTCATCGGGAGCGTTCGAGTCACCTACTATCCCGTAGTGCGTAGGACGTGCGCCTTCCTTTGGTGATGGATAACGACCAGCCCGTAGGTCGAGCATATCAACAACGGCCTTGCTGTGCTCCTTGGCTTCGTTCAGCCACACCCATGTGGTCTGAATACCCCGAGCCTTTTTAACGTGATCGGGCCGATCAAACGCGATAAAGATAACCTCACACCTAACACTAGTCCCATCGTCCAACTGGAACGCTAGGCGATGCGTAGGCGGTTCTTTATTACCCTGTTTAAACTCGCCAAGGTCGCCGAGTATCTCGAGCCAATCCTTGATCGTCGTACTGAATAGTTCGCTGTATGTATTACGAGCCGCAATGATTCTAGTCAACCTCACCCCGTGATTAGGATGTTGTTCGCTTTTAACTGGCGCTTGCTCACACATTAGGTCGAATAGTTTGAGGATCGTTTGAACTGTCTTACCACTACCCAACGGCCCCATAATAAATGAGTTACGCTCTCGGCAATCTGCGAACTCCTGCAGCACTTGCCCCTGCGGTTTGAGATGATACTCAATCGTCGGCATTATTCGACGCCATCAAAACGCTTTTTAAGTATAGAGACCACTAATGCATCACCACCTTCGCCTGTCATTTCGGTAGCTTTCAGTTCAGGTAAATACTTGTTAATCAGCCTCAGTCTTGCATCAGTAGCATACTTAATAGCAGTCAACTCATTAGCTTCCATGCTAGCCCCCTCCTTTTCCATTTTGACAATGTTATCAATAACATGCTCAAGTCGGCACTTCTCGGATAAATAGGTTCTAAGATGCTCTTGGCGCATTGCTCTTTGCTTTGCTGGATTGTTAGCTGCCATACATCACCCACGCATAAATTTCATCTATTGCATAATAACACAAATTAATATAACTAAATAATCTATGGGATATGTAATTGCATCTGTTGACACATCAATAATGTTTTAGTTTAATGGACTCATCGGCTCACGGGGAGCCACTTACTGGAGGGTAGTAAAATGAAAACAGTTACAGTGAAATACAAATCAGGCGGTTGCACCATCGTTTCTAATGTTATCAAGGAACTGGTTGTTGGTAACGCTCACTACATTTTGACTTTAGATACTGACGCCGATGTTGCTAAAACTAGAAAAATGGTTGACGGATTCTATGTAGATTCTCGCTACAGCCAGTCATTGGAAATCGTTTCTTGGTAAAACAAGAGGATATTACTGGAGGGCAGTAAAATGGATGACAACAAGAAAGTACAACAACTCACATTAATACTAATGGCGCTGCTCCTCGCATTGTTGGCCCTTGGTATTGCAGGCAATGGAGATATCGAAGCAGAGGAAGATAGCGCCAAGGTGTACGCCGAGATGGTGTGCGCTGGTCACTGGCCCGACTATGAGAACAGGAATCCAAAATGCAATTAGACGTAAGGTACGCGGTTGATTCTGATTTATCGTTTATTGACCACCTGCAAAAACTAAACGCCGAAGAACTGTCTTTTTATCCAAAGGCAGTTTTTGAGCGTGAGATCAAAACTCAGCGCATACTCTTAGCGCTCGTAAATGGGCAGCACGCGGGTTATCTTTATCATGGAGCAATAGCACTAGACCAGCCGATTAAAATTCATCAAGCGTGCATTGAGTACGATCTGAGGGGTAATTGGTATGGCGCTGGCTTGTGCCGCATACTTGAAGAAACCGCAAACATATCTGGAGCCAAGTCGATAACGCTGAGATGCGGTTCTGATATTGCAGCAAATGCTTTCTGGAGAAACATGGGCTTTGAGTGTGTAGCGATTACTGCGGGTGGCATTAGGCGCATGAGAGATATTAACGTTTGGCATAAATTGATCGGTGAAGATTTATTTGGCTTTGACTCATTAGAGCCTAGCACAAAGAAAAAAGACGCCAGCATTTGGGCCAAAAGAAACAAAGACAAAAAGCAAAGTTCGATGCTAAGAGGTAAGGCGCTGCTTGATTATAGAAACCAGATCATAGCAGAACACGATAACGCATAAGCACGCTTACTTCTTAAAAATCTTATCCCAGTTTTCTTCAAACTTCTTACGAGACTCTGGTGTACTCTGCCTTTGTCTCGATCCTTTGCCACCATCCATCTCTGGAAAGTGGCGCTTTCTCGTTTCTTTATCCAGCTTGTGTCTTAAATCCATTAGAGAGCCTCCCACAATATCCAAGCCGATAACAACAGAATGGTTAGGTGTACAGGGAATGTAATTTTGAAATTCTTTGCTAGGTCTAGCTTGAAGATTTCCCAATCTGCCTTTCTATGCGCCTTCTTAATCTCTTTTTCAATATTCATACACGCCACCAGTTATACCCATGTCTCTGAGCGCCTTTAATGTTATTACGCATACAATCCTGGCTTACTCCGAAGATCATACCCAGCCGTTCGTAACCTAGCCCGTTTGATCTTAACTCCATAGCCTCGACCACCTGCTCAATACTTAGCTTTCGTTTCCTCGGTCTGAATACCAAGGTTGCGTCATGTAAATCATAAATCGTCATTAGTTGTAACTCCTCGGCTCGTAGCCTTCACTTTCCCCCATGGCTTTTAACTCCTCTCGATAGTGCTTTGCTATCTCCTTCTTAATCTCTGGCGTAGCCTTGAAGATACCCCGCTGCTTCTCTCTTAAAATCTCCATATGGCCTTCACCAAAATACTGATTCAACCACTCCACGAATTTCAAGGGGTTCTCCGTAAAATCTCTATGACACCAGTGACAAAGACAAACCGCGTTATCAAGTGACCACCTAACCGACTTCAATCTGCGCCCGTAGATATGAGCGCATTCCATTCTTGAATCAGTCTTTTTGCAGTGTTCACAAGTATAATTTGCTTTCTCTCTTACAACATCACTGAACCACTTGTCACA